AGGCGTTCCTGGAGTACACCTGCGACACCGAGGCCGGGGAGCTGAAGCGTCGGCCGTAAGCTGTAAACCAGTTAAACGCAGAACGAACAAGATCGCGCTGCGAGTGCTTCGGTTTTCCTCCCGGACCCTGGCGCTCGTGGCGCGTTTTTGTATCTGGAGACTTTTTCGTGAGCAATTGGGGCACCGTCCGGGAGCAAATCATCGATGAGGTTCGGAAGCCCAACTCGGTGCAGGCTGAGTTGGACCGAGCTATGAGAGCGATGGTGGAGTCGATCAAGTTCAACTCGACTTCGCACTTCTATTTCAACGAAAGTCGGAACGAAGTGGGTCTGCTTTCCGGAATTTACAACTATCCCTTGCCAGCCGACTTCGTTGAATTGATCGGCCGGCCGTCCTTCTTGCCCGCTGGGGCAACTGGCCCGGGTCAGCCTCTCGACTACTCCTCTACGGACGAGATCGAGGCGTGGGTTGGAGGAGTTGAGGGCGCGGGCGACAGGTCGGGACCGAAACTCTATTCTCTCTACCGCTCCGAGCTGCTTCTCTTCCCAATCCCAACTAACACCGGGGACAAGATTAAGTTCCGGTACGTAAAGGATCTCGGCGTTCCGATCAGTTCATTCAGTACAACGTGGTCGTTCAAGCAACCCAATGGCACCGCCATGACGGACGCATTCACGAACGAATGGTTCACGGACGGGAAAGATCTAACGATCCATCGGGCTCTTTACTACCTCTGGACGCGAGTCTACCAGGGCGAGGATAGGGCAGCCGCCAACGCGCAGGCCGCCCTCGGGAACTGGCTTGAGGAAAAGAATCGGCTGACGAGACTGACTACGAAGAAGAAGGGACCGCCTCGGAGACTGAGAGGCCACCTGTAAGATGCCGGTTACTTTCATCCCGTTCGGCGAGCTGAGTCCGGACCAAAAGCTGTTCAACAACAATGCCAATGGCGCCTTGATCGAATGCAGTAACGTCGTTCCGATCTTCAACCACTACATCGCCGCTCCTGCTGCCTCTTCTACTGCGCGCCTGGGAGTGGGCGGAATGATTGCTCTACTTCAGAGCGGGCGCCACGCCCATTCGATTGGGGGCGATAAATACAAGCTCTACTTCGCCAGGGCGGGGGCGACTCCCCACCAGTTGATCGAAGTCGATCTCGACGCGCTCACGGAAACGGATAGGACGCGCGCAGCCGGAGGTCCGTACCTATTTCCGTCAGACTCTATCAGCGGATGGCAGTTCACTAGCTATGGCACTAGTGTCTACGCGACTAACTTCGCGGATGACATTCAGATCTTTACGGAGGGCGATGCGAAATTCAGCAAGGCGAACCTAACCACACCTCCCGTTAGCGCGGGTACTGGTGCGCCGAGCGCCGCAGACCCGAAGGCTCGTTACATCTCCTCCATCAGAAATCATCTTCTCCTTGGACATTATTCGGTAGGCGGAGTCACGACGCCCACCGGAGTGTGGTGGTCCGGGACGGACACGCCGAGATTCTTTGGAACGCCGGGAACTACGCCCTGGCTAACTAATTCCGATCGCCAGCCAATCGAGGACGGCTTCGGTCACGTAACGGGCCTCAGCTCTGGCGGAGATTGGGCCGTGATTTTCAAGGAGCGCGCGGTTGTCCGGATGGAGGGTCCGCCCTTCGCATTTCGGACTGTCGTTCGCGGAACCGGTTGTCGGTATCCCAATTCAATCGTGCAGGTCGGAGACGATACGTACTATTGGGGAGAGGCCGGTCCCACTGTATTGCGCGGAGGGGAAGGCCCCCCGCTGGTGCTGGGGGCGAGCGGAATGGTTCGCACGCTGATCGACAACGGAACAGGCTTCTCGGATGTCTCGATTCAGATCGGCCTTGAAAGAGCGGAGCTGTACGGCGCGGCGGACGTAGCCAACTCCCTGGTGTGGTGGTGCTACAGAACGCAGAACACCGGGCGCCGAGTGACTCTCATCTACAACTTCGCCGAGGGTCGATTCAGCTTCATTACAGATACGGGCTCCGGTCCTCTTGAAGGCGCTCGCATGCTTATCCAGGTTCCCGATACCGGCGCACAGTGGACGCCCGGCCGCGGGATCGTGGTAGTAAATCAGAATAACTTCCTCGAAGTTTCTGAGTACGTTGCGAAGCTGACGCTCAGCAGCGCTAGTAAGCCGCGCTTCACAACGGCCTTCTACGAGCTGATAGCCGGAAAGTCGAGTCGGATTGTGAGAGTTCGTCCGATTTATTCGATGGCCAGTGGGACGAGCGGAATCAAGGTCACGGTCACAGTGAATACTCGGAACGAGCCGTTCGGAGCGTCGCTGACAGACTCTTCGTTCGCAACCGATGGCGCGGGATGGATCTACCTCCCTAAATCCTTCTCTGGCAATTTCCACCAGTTCCGCATCGACTTCATAGACGGAAAGCAACTTCCTTCGGAGGCTGTAGAGCTTGACGGCTTCGAGATCGACTACGCCGAGCAGGGCTTGAACTAATGCCTGCAAACTATCGAACCGAGGGACCCTGGGATGAGAGGCATCACGCTCAAAATGCCAGGGCTCTCCGGGACATAATCGATTCCAACCTAGACACTATTCCGGTTGAAGCGACCGGCATCCTCCCGAAGGGCGACGTTGTGTTGACGGACGACGGCACGATTAACTGCCCCGTCCTTGACTTTCCGAACGGAACCGACAACACGACAAATCGTTGTAGGTTCGCGGTCAATAAGCCCGCCCATTGGACTGACGGACTCGTGACCACTTGGGTGATGTACACCCAGGCCACGGGCGATAGCTCGAATATCAGGCTGACACTGCAAACTTTCGCAGGCGACTCCGTGTCAACCAATACAACGGCCACGACGACTCAGGATTTCCCCGGGTGCAGTCCGGCCTACACCATAAGGCAAGGCTTCTTCGTTCCCAGAATGATCGTTCGTCCCCAAACGCTCTACCTCAGCTTCCGGCTTGGACGGGACGGCTTGGCTGATCCGAACGCGCAGACCATGCGCCTCCTCCGGGTGATTCTGAGATTCAACCCGACTACCAGGGAGTGGTAGAAAAAAAGCGTTTCAAAGCTGAGAGATATTCAGGACATCGGTGGTACGGAGCGGTATAATCGATCCCTTCCGGCCAATACCGTAAGTCCCAGATTTCCGAGCTTCGAGGGGAGGATTGAGTGATCGAGTTAGCGTCGCTGACAGATATCCCTGCCGTCGCCGAGCTTGGGGAGCCTTTCTTCCGAGAGGCTTCCGCGCCCGGCAAGTTTGATCGTCAATCGTTCATCGCCGCGTGGAATGGCTTGATAGGTTCCGGCGTAGGCTCAGTTCACATCGTTCGCAAAGACGATCGCGTGACCGCCGCCTTCGGGGGAGTCTGCATCACCGACTTCAACACAGGGGACCCGGTTGCAATGGAGATGTTTTGGTTTGCGGACCCGGCTGACCGCTCGATAGAAAACCTTCGACTCCTGCGTCGATTCGAGGAGTGGGCGGCGGCGGCGGGAGCGAAGAGGGTTTGCATGGTTCATCTCAAGTCAATCAATGCAGAGCGCCTTGAGCGGTACTACGAGAAGAGGGGATACGTTCCGCTGGAAACCTACTACTGGAAAGATCTAGGAGGCGACGTTGAAAACTAGCCTCCTGGTCGTTGACAATTTCCTCAAGAACCCTGAAGCGGTGCGGCGGCGCGCCCTGGCCTGCGACTTTTCCCCGAGAGGATACAAGGGGCATGAGTACAACGGCATCACAACGGACTATGCCTTCGCGCCCTGGAACCTTGTGGAAAAGGCTGTCGGATTCAAGGTACGTCCGGCGATTAGTTTTTTCAGGCTCGGCCTTGCGGGCGACACCACGACCACCTACATCCACGCTGATACGGCGGTTGACGGCGCCGCCTGGGCCGGAGTGCTTTATCTACCGGCCCCCGATTGTACTGCCTTCAGCGGAACGGCTTTCTGGCGGCACAACTCGTACGGTTGGGACCGCCTGCCGCCGAGTCACGTAATCGAGAGTCAGACCGGCGCCGAGGCCGACGATGCGTTTTTCGACAGCTTGAACGCTGACGGACAAACCGAAGACGCGTGGTTCATGAATGGCTTCGTTTCCATGAGGTCCAACAGATTCGTTGCTTACCCGACCAATCTATTTCACTCCCGCTTTCCTCGTGAGACCTGGGGAAAGGAAAAGAGCGAGGGGCGCCTGACCTGGGTGTGCTTCTTCGACCGGGATAGGTCATCGGGAGAATTGGAGAGTTAAAACGTGGCTGCAACTACAGCCCTTGTCGTCTCGGCGGCTGCCGCGGCTTATTCGGCGAAGAAACAGGCCGATGCCTCGAACAAGGCGGCGAAGGCGGCAAATCAGCCGCAGGAGTTCTCGCGAACGAACCTGCCGTACATGAATGACGCCCTACAGGGGCCGATCCAAGAAATCCTTGCGCGACAGGCGGCGCTGTTCAACAACGCTGCGCCACCTCCCGCGCCGACCCCTTCGAGTGGAGATATGGCTAACAACAACGTGACGCCGAAGCCGAAGCCTGCCGCTCCGGTTCCGGCGAAACCCGTAGCAAACACGCCTGCTCCGGCCCCTGGCGGCAAGACGTTCGGCGGATACACGCCGGCCCAGCTCGCCGCAGATCCATCGCTGGTGATGAAGCTCGGCGTGAACGCGAGGCAGGCGTACCGACAGTACAGCGGAAGCAACCCTGGTGGCGGTGGCGCTCCGGCGACTCCGGCCCCCAATCTTAATAGTGCGAACGGAATCCTCAGCGAGGTCGCGAAGCAGGGCCTGAATGCCGGCAAGTCGCCGATGATTGACGACGCCACTAAGTTCACCCGCGACACGCTCAACTCCACCAACTTCACCGGCCGGAACGACATCCTGGCCGATCTCACCGATCGGCTGGGTAATGCAAGCTTCGATTCGCCCACCGACCTCTTGAAGGGCTTCCTCGGCGGCAACTACGACGGCGGAGGCGCGGGGCAAAAGAACGGGGGCTCCTCGGGCTCCGGCGGGTCTTCTGGCGGCGGGTACTCGGGAGGCGGGGGCGGAGGCTACTCCTCGCCGGCAGGGAGCGCCTACGGCTTCGCGGGTGGCGCCGCGGGCTCCGCGGTTCCGGACGCGACCGGGTACGGAACCTTCGGGACCGAGATCCGGCAAGTCTTCGAGAACGCCAAGAAGAACCCGGCCGATGATCCCAACGTGCAGGCCATGATCGAGAGTCTGAAGCGGGAATCGCTTCAGGGGCATCAGCGGTCGGTCGCCGACCTCGACGCGCGCTCTGAGGCTTCTGGGCGCTTCGGCGGAGGCGCCTGGGCGGACGCCCGGTCTTTGGCGAACGAGCAGTACGACGAGGGGTTGCAGGGCCAGATCGCCAGCGTCTACGTCGGCCAGAGGCAGAGCGCCCTGGACCGCGCCATGGCCGCGCTCGGGCTGGTGAACAACCGGGACATGGCCTCCATGAACGACGCGACGCAGCGCGAGGGGATCGCGGCGTCCTCGGCGGCAAGCTCCGCCGGGCTATCGGCTCAGATGGACCTCGCTCGGCGAGGGCAGGACTTGGATGCCATTAACGCGTTAATGAAGCATCAGGAGTTCGGGATCTCCACCCTGGGGAGCCTGGGCTCGCAGCTCAGCGACGATCAATTCAAGGCGCTGGGTTCCGTGAGCGATATCAGCGGGATCGGCCTTAACGGTCTCAACATCGCAGGCAACGCGGGCTCGGCGATGGCCGGCCTTCAGGGCAGCCTCGCAAGCTCGAATGCGCAGCGGTCGATCGCTAACAACGCTTTGAACTTCGAGAAGCAGAAGTACCAGGACTACCTGCCGCAGCAGCAGATCAATGACTACCTGCGGACGATCGGACTGATCGGCGGCATGGGTGGAACACAAACCGGCGTCAATCCGGGCGCAAACGTTCCGTATGTCAATGCTACCGCGGCAGCCCTCATGGGCGGAGCTGGCGGCGCGCTGACGGCTTACGGTTACCAGAGCGGGAGGTAATCGACGGTGTTCAATCCGTTCATGTTTCTGACCGGGGGCCTCGGGAGTGACACTTCCGCGACCCCCGGTTTTGCCGGACCAGTCCAGCAGCCGCAGAAGAAGCGCGGCCTGCTGGACTTTCTCAGTAGCGGGGGAACTCAGGACGCCACGGTGATGCCGGGCGCCGGAGATCCCGACGAGATCGCGGCTCGAAAGAGGGCTCGGGCGGACGCGGCGATCATGCTGGGCTCGGCGCTCCTGAAGGGTGCAAGCAAGGGGGATTTTGCGGGCGCGCTCGGCGAGGGCGGGCCGGCAGCTCTGCAAGCCTACCGCGGCGAGATGGAGCTGTTCGATCAAAAGAAACGGGAGCGCTCGAAAGACAAGCTCGCCGAGCGTCAGGCTGAGGCGTCGATCAATGCGACTAACGCTCAGATTCGCGCCTCGGATGCGACTGTCAAGCGAGGCGACAAGGCTGACAATCGCGAAGACGAAGAGTGGAACGCCAGAAAGGCGGGGCTCTCCGACATCGTAGGGCAGGCCGAAGGAATGGGCCTCGATAAGAAGGATCTCGTCAACATCAAGCTCTGGGCCGTCTCGCCTGGCACTTACGACAAGGCCATGACGGCGCTCGACAAGGCTATCGATCGGGCGAATATCCCCGAAGAGCAGGCGAGGGACTTGAGGGCGAAGATCGAGGCGATGAAGGCCGGCGTGATTCCCGACCAGAACAAGCAGTCCAACCAGGAAGACAGAAGGATCGGGCTCCAGGAGCGCGGCGTCAAGAACGAGGAGCGTCGCACGGGCATCATGGAGCGTCAGGCGAACGAGAAGGCCAACGGTGGAAACCTTAACTCCTTCGGAAATCGAGAGAAGGTTCGCGACGACATCGCAACCGAGGAAAGGAGTCTTCGGTCTCTTTACCGGAAGGAAGTCGATGACGAGTACGAGAAGAACCCCTTCAAGCTGATTACGAAGGACAAGGACGGCAAGACGACTTTCACGAAGCCGGACTACTCGGATGCAGATCGGCGAGCCGCCGAGGATGCGACTCGCAACGTTTATCGGCAGCTCGGTATTCAGGCTCCCGAGGACAATGCGAGCGACGGGCGGCGAGACAACGTGAATCGCTCGACTCCAATGCCGAGCGGACTGAAGCAGATGCTTGGCGGAAGTGGCCCCGCCTACGAACACGCAATGAGTCTTAACGCCGCGGGGTATTCCTGGGACCGGATCGAGCAGGATCTCAGGCGGCGGACTCACTTCAAATAAATCAATCGGAGGGTCATGAGCAATCTGTGGGACAGTTTTCTGTCCAATGGCGGAGCTGCCGACGAAGAGCCTGAAAATCTGTGGGACAGCTTTCTGCCAAGCCGTCCGCGCCGTGATCTTTCGCTACTCGGCGCGGACATCGCTGCGGCCGGCGGACAGCAGACCGTCCCACTTCAGCGATTCAAGCCGGGCCGTCAGCACCGCGAAATGTCCCGGTACGGCGAAGAGCTGCGAGCCGGTGGCGCCTTGCCCACCATCGACGTTGATCCCCGTGCGCAGCAAGAGCAAATGTACGGAAAGGACGAGTCTGGCGGCTTCAAGCGTCACGCTCGTTCGCTCGGCGCGGGAATCGTGGACTTGGCGGCTATCGTGCCTGCCGCGGCCGAGCTGGGCGCCGACATCAATGCCGGCATCGTATCTCATATTCCTACGCTCGGGATCGACGCGCTTGAAGGTGTAAAGGATAAGTACCTCCAGGGCGTCAGGGCCTACGGAAGCGGCGCCGCGAGCATTCGAGCCGACATGAAGTCGGGCGCCGACGAACTCGCTCCCGAGAGCGAGGGCGTCATCAATGATCTAAAGAACCGCAAGGGTTTCTTCGGCAAGGCAAGTGCCGTGACTGAGGCCGTTACTCGCGGCCTTCCCTCAACCCTTGCCATTCTCGCGACGGGCGGCGGAACCGGGGCAGTGATGCTCGGCGGCGCCATCGCCGGCCTTCCTGAGTACAGCCAAGCCAAAGAGGACGGAACGGACAAGAGAACCGCGCTTCTCGGTGCGATCGGTCAAGGCGTCGTCGGCGGCATTCTGGAGCGCGTCGGCATCGAGGGAGTGATCGGAACGAAGCTCCCTCACGCAGCCAGCTACGCGCTGTGGAGAGACATTCGGAATGCTGCCCTGAAGGAGGGGCTGACCGAAAGTCTTCAGGAAGCCAACTCATACGCGTGGCAGCGCCTTCAGGGGCGAGAGGCTGGAAACCTTGCTGACCGCATGATGAATTCCGGCATCGTCGGCGGCTTTACGGGCGGCGCTCTTCACGGTGTGTCGGCTCGCTTCCACGCGAGCACCGAGGTCACGGAGAAAGTTGCCTCCAATCGAGAGAGCGGAGTATCGAGCGATGCGGATGTAGCAGCGCGCCGGGTTGCTGACTACGACTCGACGTGGCGAGCCGCGATGGACGCGTACTCGGTCGAGCTGGATGTTGAGACGAAAAAGGCGCTGTCCAAACTCGGCTCCCAAATTAAGGATGCGGACTGGCTGATCGAGCAGCAAAGCGCTGGTGATGCATTCCTTCCCGACGAGCTGAGCAAGGCGCAGCCGGCGGTCATCTCCGATGCCAGGGCTCGCGAGCGCCTGCGTTCGGAAGCGTTTCTACCGGACGGGCTCGATTCAAAGGCGAGCCGACTGGAAGAGGTTCGGCAGGCCGTAACTCAGGAGGCTCAGCGCCGAGTCCAGGCGAAGTGGAACAAGACGTTTGAGAAGATTGCCAGGGAAACCGGAGCAACTTTGCCGGCCGACATGGCGGACGCCACGGCCGAGGCCGCAACGCCTCAGATCGTAGGCCCGTCCCGCAAGCCGCCCACGGCTCCGAACGAACAGGTTCGCCAAATCGCGAGAGAATACGTCTCTCGCAATGGCGCTCCTCCGCTGGACTTCGAGGGCAAGTATTCGTCACTGGATCAGGAACTCGGGAAGAGGGTGGCCGACGCCTACGATTCTCTGCGGCACGATCCTAACAATCCCGAGGTTGCCAGGGCATACCAGGACTTCAAGAACGAAACTCTTGACCAGTGGCAATTCCTGACCGGTCGCGGCGTCAAGTTTGAGCCGTGGGTTAACGAGGGCCAACCCTACGGCAGCTCGGATCAGATGATCGCAGATGTCCGCGACAACAACCACCTGTTCTTTTTCACTGGTGGCGATATGCCGGCGGATCATCCACTGGCCGAGAGGGTTGGTGTGGAAGCTGGCGGAGTACCACTCACTTACAACGATGTCTTTCGCGCCGTCCATGATTACTTCGGCCACGCCAAGGAGGGATATCAGTTCGGTCCCCGCGGCGAGGAGAACGCCTATCAGACGCACGCCAAGATGTATTCCGAGGGTGCGCGTCGAGCGCTAACGACGGAGACGCGCGGTCAGAACTCCTGGGTGAACTTCGGACCTCAGCTTCGGCGCCCGGACGGGTCGATGCCGGTCGCGGGCGATGCCGACTTCGTTCCGGCTCAAGCTCGGCCGTATGCCGAACAGAAAGCCGGCCTGCTTCCAGAAGAGATGGGTTTGCTGCCTGAGGAGCTTGTCCAGCGGATCGAACAGGTGACGCGCGAAGAGGACCCGACCATTGCCGACGCCATGGATCACGGCGGATCGGACGTGTCGCCGGAAGCTATTAACCGGGTAGCAAAGAAAGAGCAGTACCTGCGCATCACCCCGGGCGGCCAGATCGTTCCGATCATTAACGATGTGTCAGCGGTTGACGTGAGGGTCAACCCTGGAGAAGTAAAGGCGGTGATCGGCGCGGACGGTAGGGTACGAGTGGAGGGCGGGAGGCCGAACGCGACACAGACGAGAGCCTTGATGGCGATGGGCGCGGACGAACACGTTCCGGTTCATCCGATGACAGATCGGGCCGAGCTGACGCCGGACACCCATGCGATCGATGCTCCTGAGATCGATGACGAGCTTGCAGCCCTTCTTGGCGGATCGTATGCCAGGAACAACCTTCAGGCTCCGCGAGTACAGGCGCCCGGGGCTTCTCCGGAGATGAGCGGACAGGCCGGTGCCATTAACACGGCGATGTTCAACCCGGCAAACTGGAAAAAGAATCCGACACCTGCCAAAGTGGTCTACCCGAACGACCAGGACATCACGGATTACAGCAGCGTCAATAACGGCAAGACGTTCTCGGAAGCAATTCAGAACTTCGGCCGTCATCTCTATGACCAGTGGTTTGATCGGGAGGCGCCTCTCGTAAGGGTGGCGAAGAAGGTCGGAGACGAGACGCTTCCCAGGCTGGTCTCCCTCAGCAGAGGCGTCGCTGACATCGCTCGATACCCGATCACTCGCGGTACCAGGATCTACGATCCGAATATCGGGGGCTATCGGTACACCGGGCGAGGGCTGAAGCAGATCATCGGCGGCGTTGATTCCGAAACGATGAAAGACCTCTCGCGTTACATGGCGGCGGAGCGGCAGATCGAGCTTCACGACAGGCGTCAGGCTTCGGAGGCGCAGTACGCCGCCGAGAAGGGCGCTTACCGGAATGCCCTGAATGTCGCGAGGCAGGCGAAGCTGGACCTGCAAACCAAGTCGCCCGACCGTGCAACCCGGGTCGCTCGGATGCAGGCGTATGAGAACGCGAAGGCCGCTATCCCGAAGCGCCCGAGCTTGGCCGGAGCGATTGACGTGAATCCTGACGCAGTGCAGCGCGCCAGGGAGACGAAGCAGATGATCGAGAGCCGGTGGGGAACGCGTATTAACGAGTTGACCGGTCTTGCTGACGACGTGCGCGACTGGTCGAAGCGTGCGGTTCTTGATCCCCTTCGCGAGGTCGGATTCCTCTCGAAGGAGAAGTATCAGGCAATTCTGGATCAGAACGAGAAGTACGCGCCATTCTTCCGGTTGATGGAGGAGCTGAACGGGGACTTGAAGCCGGTCAACACGACAGGCAAAAAGAATCCGGTTGGAAAGATTCACAGCGACATCGACGCCGGGATCGTCAATCCCCTGGAGTCTATGGTGCTCAAGGCGCAGCAGATTCAGAAGTGGGTAGACCGCCAGAGGATTCGGAACTATCTGGCCGACCTCGCGGATGCCAACGGAAACGTGAACGAAGTTGAGCAGGTGACGCAGAACGGCAAGCCTCTCAAAAACGCCCCGATGGTGCTCGAAAAGAAGGACACATTCGCTGTGTTCCGGAATGGCGAGCGGTACGCATACCGCGCGTCGAACGAAGTCATGTCTGCGCTGGAGTCTCTGAATCCTGGGCAGGCTGATCTCATCATGAAGGGCCTGTCGTTCTTCGCTTCGATGCGTCGAGCCGGCGCGACCCTGGGGCTCGGGTTCATTCTCCGCAACCCCCTTCGCGACCAGCAGACCGCGGCTGTCAACTCGAAGTATGGTTACGTTCCCTACTACGACCTCGTGAAGGGAATGGTCGCCGCGAGCCCCTTCGCCAAGCGACTCGCTCCGCACCTTGCGGATTTCTACGATGAGATGCATTCGGTCGGCGCATTGCAGGGCGACAAGGTGTCAGTGGACATGAAGGGGGCCGCGTACGAGCTGCAAGACTTGACGAAGGATAAGGGGCCGGGGCAGATCTACAAGGATTTCCGCGGCTTCATTCGGAGAGAGGGTGCGCTGTTCCCGCTTTCGATCTTGTCGAAGCAGCTTGAGCTAGGCACTCGCGTTGGATCGTACATCCGAGCCCGCGAGGGCGGGGCGACGCAGATGGAAGCCGGCGTCGAGGCAAGAGACATCACGATCGATTTCAGGAGGTACGGAAACTCGGCCCAGAAGTGGAACATGATCGAAGCGTTCGCTAACGCTGAGCTTCAGGATATCGACATCTTCCGCAAGAGGATGACGGAGCGTCCTGTCGCAACCGGACTGAAGCTGCTCGCTTATGTGACTCTCCCGGCCATGATTAACTACGCCATCAACAAGGATGACGAGGACTACCAGAAGCTTCAGGAGTGGGACAAGGCGATGTTCTATCACCCCCACAAGTTCTCTGACGGAAGCTACCTGCGTATTCCGCGGCCGATCGGTTTGATGAACGTTCTGTTCGGGTATGGCGCGGAGAAGATGTTGCAGCACGTCAACGGCAAGGACCCGGAGGCCGGCAAGGCGTTCCTTAATCAGGTTGTTGAGGCGACTCCCTTGCATTACCTTGCTGGTGCTGGCGTTGATGGTTACACGCCGTTCAATCCGAAGAACTATATCGACCTCATCCCGACCGCCTTCGAGCCGATGGCCGAGTCGGCTTTCAACTACGACACCTTCCGCGACGCTCCGGTGATTCCCGAGGGCGAGCAGGACATTCTCCCGGAGTACCAGGGGGAGGACACGCTCGGGCCTTCGGCGCTGGCGCTCGGGAAGATGACCGGGACTTCGCCGTACATCGCGAAGCACATGGTCGAGGGAACCTTCGCCACCCTGGGAAAGCAGGGTATGACCCTGGCGGACAAAGCCATGGGGCAGGACCAGAAAGTCGCGAGCGATCCTCTTGGCGTTGCAACGTTTCTCGGGTTCCGGAGCGCAAGGCCCATCGGCTTTGGATCTAGGCCGGTGGCTGAGTTCTACAAGCTTGAGAAAGAGGTTGGGATCGCCAAGACAACCATGTCGGACCTCAAGAAGAAGGGGAACGCTGAAGCCTACCTGGACGTGATGAAGAAGAACCCGGGTATCGTGGCAAGCTCAATCCTTTCGGAGACGAAGAAGAAGCTCGCCAAGCTGAGAACCGCGCGGCGTCAGATAATGGCTTCCGAAGGGTTGACCCCCCAGGATCGAGCGCACCTTCTGCTCGACATCGACACCATGGCTACTCAGGTGGCCGGCACAACCAATTTGGCCGTTCGCGACTTCCTCCAGGCGGCGGAGAACGACCAGTAACCAGTAAGCCTGTCTAGGGGGCGGGCACGCGTGACCGAGTTGGTATTCAGTATCGCAAGCTTCGCGGTAAGCACGGTTGTTCTTCCGATCGTGCGCTACTTTTGGAAGTCCTACGCAGATCGAATCGAGAAGCTTGAAAACAGACAGGAACACTTCACTTCGGAGCTGGCGAGACTGTCCTCGGCCCAGAGTGTTTCCGAGGCAAACTACCAGAACATCCTCCGGGAGATGCAGGACGTGAAGCGCCTGATCGAGAGGTTGCTGGACAAGATCGAGCGCAACGCGACGCCGTAGAGATTCCGTTTCACTCGTGACACAAACCGCTTGAGGGGGCATCACCGACCGGGTATTCTGCATCCCGTGCTGGTGACCCCCTCAAGCCATTAGGAGGTAACTTGAGGATCAACGAACAGGGCATCGGCGTGCTGAAGGGCTTCGAGAAGCTGCGCTTGGTTCCGTATGATGATGCAACCGGCAAGGACATCACGGACTGGAGCAAGGTGAAAGGCTACGCGACGGTTGGGTGGGGTCACAAGATTCGGCCTTCCGAGAAGCATCTCCGGAAGCCGATCACGCGAGAGATGGCGGACAAGATTCAGGCTGGCGATGTAGCAGAGGCGGAGCGGGCGGTCAACGCTAAGGTGAAGGTGAAGCTTAACGATAACCAGTTTAGCGCTCTCGTCTGCTTCGTCTTCAACGTCGGTGGCGAGATCTTCTCCGAAGACACCTGCACGCTGCTTCGCCTGCTGAATCAGGGCAGCTATGACGCGGTTCCGGCGCAGTTGCTCCGTTGGAACAAGACGACCATTCAGGGTCACAAGGTGGAAAGTGCGGGGCTCACCCGCCGTAGGTGGGCAGAGCGGAAGCTGTGGCTGACGGACACCGCTTTCATTCCGGTGGTTCCCGCCGAGTCGGCGAAGGTGACGGCGTGAATCGCTTAACCGACTTCCTGACGCGGCTCACTGGAGTGAGCGCCCTCCCGGCGCACCTCATGACGTACGCCGTCGTGCTGATCTGGCTCTTCGGCGCGGGAGGATTGGACTCGGCCGCGAGCTGGTGGAATGGAAACGCAGGCACGACTACGACCTTCGTGACCCTGGTGCTCGGGAGCTGGCTGGCCTACAAGGGCGTTGGAAAAGTCTCTGACGCGATGCAGAAGAAAGGGGGTGTCGATGCTAAAGAGAATCCCGGGGCTTAGCCGGCCCGTGGCGTACGGCGCGCTACTTCTCGGGTTGCTGCTCGTCGCCGGAATCGTTGGACAGCACTACTGGCCCGACTTGCGATGGATCGCCGCGCCCGAGAGCTACGACCGGCCGCTACCGCGGGTGGCGCCGAAAACCAAGATCATCACGAAGATGGTGCCGCAGGTGGTCATGAAAGAGGTGGTGGTCTACAAGCCCTCGCCGAAGCAGCAGGAAGCGATCGAAGAGAAGTACGACTTGAAGCTTGATGAGGTCGGTCGCGAGATCCTGACTGAGGTCGATACCGGCAAGCTCGCCCACGGCGGGACAGCCCTGGTGACCGTGAACGAGAAGGGCGTGACCGAGGTCAAGATCGCGCCGAAGCGAGCCCCGTTCGCTGAGCTGGGCGGGGACACGGAGGTAGGGCTCGGAGTCGTCTATCACTCGGCGCTCGGCCAGGGCGCCCGGATTCACGGCGCCAAGGACTTGGGGCGCGTCTGGAAAGTAACCCTGAAGATCGAGGCCGACCTCGATATCTACGGGGGCAGGGCCAGCGGTAGCGGCGCTATTCTCGGCGTCATTCGTTTCTAAAAACATTCCGTGGGAGGATCAGGCTACTTGAGAATCGGAATCGATATGGATGGCGTTCTCTGTGACTTCAATCGATCGCTGATCGATTTCATCCGCGAGAACCTCAACAATGGCATCCCCGACCAGTCAGACAACTTCCCTGCGGAGTGGAACTACTTCCGCGCCTATGTTAAGCCGAGCGAGGAATCGTTCATGTGGGAACAGGTCGAGAGTTCCGCGCGCGATTTTTGGCGGAATCTCCATCCGGTTCCTGGCAGCTTGCGGCCACTGTTTCGGTTGAGTCGTTCGGTTCACGACCTTTACTTCATCACGACGCGTGGTGGCAAGACGGCTAAACGTCAGAGCGAGACGTGGCTCACGGAGAGAGCCCAGATTCCGTTTCCGACCGTCTTGATCGCCGACAATCCCGAGGCGAAGGGAAGCCTGTGCGGAGCGCTCAAGCTCGACTTTTTCGTTGACGATCGTCCCGAGAACTGTCAGTGGGCTGTCAGGCATTCTCCGGACACCAGGGTCTATCTCGTTGACCGGCCCTACAACCGCGAACGGGACGTTGATGGCGCAAGCCGGGTGGCGTCCTTCGAGGAGTTCGCGGTGGCCGTCGAGGAGGGCAAGCGGAAGGAATGACCGAAGGGAAAGGCGCGACGGTAAAGCCGAGGTCGAAGGCGCCCGGCCCAAACCCGAAAGACCTGTATGGCAACATCAAGGTTTCTCTGTCCAAGCTTCCTGCCGTTGCAGTTGCCCACGGGGCGCACGCGATGATGGACGGAGCCGAGAAGTACGGAGCGTACAACTGGAGAGATAAGGCGGTAGTCGCGAGCATCTATATCGACGCGGCAAAAAGGCATCTCGACTCGTGGTTCGAGGGCCAGCGACAGGCGAAGGATAGCGAGGTCCATCACCTTGGGCACGCCATAGCCTGCTGCGCGATCATCCTGGACGCAGAAGCTACCGGCAATCTGATCGATGACCGCCCCGGAGGCGATGGATTTCTCGGCGAAGTCCTTGACGAGCTGAGCACGATCATCAAGCGAAGGAAGTCCGAGAAGATGCGCTCGGCACGGCGAAGGAAAAAGGAGAGCCCTGTTTGAAATCCAAGGGTCCCCAGGTTAAGAAGGGGACGAGCAAGAAGATCAAGGTTTCAACGAAACGCCTCGAAGACGGATCGACAGAGGTAACGTCGGTTCCGGTTGACGAGACGACCATGGAGGTAAAGAACGGAACCCGGCATATCGGGCTCATTACTGAGCAGGATCTCCGCGACGCTGCTCAGATTCCCGATGACTATGAGACGGTGGCATTCAAGCCGAACGCCTGGGTGCAGCAGGACAAGAGGGGACCTTTCGTAGCTTATCAGGCAAAGGGTACATTCCGGCCGAATCCATCGCCGGCCATCGTGGAATCTCTGCTCGAAAAGCTCGCGGCGTCCGGGCCACGGGCGAAGGCAAGGGAGTATCGGTCCTCCAGGCTCTATCCGGAGCGGTCACACCTCTTGGAGATCGGCGTTCCTGACCTTCACCTCGGTCTTTACTCCCGTGCGGTCGAGACGGGAGCGAAGTACAACCTGAAGATGGCGAGCCGCATGTTCTTGGACGTGATTGATGAGCTGCTGGAGAGGGCGCGGGTTTATCAGGTGGACAAGATCATCTTCCCCGTCGGGAATGACTTCCTTCACATTGACACGCTCGCGAAGGCGACGACTAACGGCACGCCGCAGGATGTAGCGAGCAGCTACTACGAGATCGTCTCCGAAGGGCAGGCCGTACTGATCGAAGCCATTAACCGGTTGAAGGAGCGTGCGCCTGTCGAGGTGATTTCCATCCCCGGCAATCACGACGAAGCTCTTACCTTCCACGTCGCGCAGGTTCTCGGCGCGTGGTTCCGGAGAGATGAGAACGTCACCGTGGATTGCGGGCCGATGATGCGAAAGTACAGGCGGTGGGGAACGAACCTGATCGGCTGGACGCATGGTCGATACGAAAAACCCCAAGAGCTGGTGGCGCTGATCGCCAGCGAGAATCCGAAGGATTGGCCGAAGACGACGCACCGAGAGATTCACCTCGGCCACGAACACCGAATGATGATGATGGAACAAACAGGGGTGCGCCTTCGCTGGCTTCCTTCGCTCGCTGCTCCGTCATCCTGGATCACAAAGATGGGCTACAACAGCACGGTACGTGCGGCCGAAGCCTACCTCTGGGAGTTGAAGTCCGGATACGCCGGGCACATCTCGGTCTCAGTTTCGCACGCCGGGAAGGTTCTATAAACCGTTTACCAAGGGAGGTAACAATCAGAATGAAGAAGCTACTCCTCGCCGCCGCTCTGTTCCTCGGGCTCGCCGCAACCGCGGTCGCCGAGCCGACCTATCTGCCCAACTTCGTCACCGCGAGCGACCCGAGTCTGCCAACCACCCTCTTCAGCCTGTCGAATGCCAGCGACACCGCCCGCCTCGTGCGCGCCAACGTCTACAGCAAGACCGGCCAGCTCTCCGCGATCTTCAACGTCGAGCTGCCGCCGCGGGGCACGGTCTCCGTCAACCTGCGGGACACGCTCAACGGCGAGACGCCGATCTGCAAGGGGCACTTCCTGGTCGCCAACCTGAAGGGGCTCGTGGGCGAGGACGGGATGGCCCGGGGCTACATCGCCTTCGAGGAGGTCTCCGGTTGCACCACCCTCACTCCCGGTGAGACGGGCTACGACGGCCTCCTGCGCGACGGCGCGGGCATCTGGGGTGACTGGCTGCTCGTGGACACGACCTCCGAATTCGCCCAGGGCGGCGAGCTGGTCAAGCCTGCCACCGGCCTCTTCGAGGTGCGGTTCGGCTCCAAGGGCAAGGTCGTGGACGGCACCGAGCTGGTGATCTTCGCGCCCTCGGCGAACGGCACGAAGCCCCTTCCGATCCTGGCCTGGAGCGAGGCCGGCAATCCGGTCCCGCTCTCGGTGAACCTCGTGGGCCAGTTCAAACCGCGGGCGACGAACCGGATCGATCTCGACGCCTCCATCGGCGTCAACGCGGACTTCGGCCGGTTGCAGCTCGACTGCCGGGAGATTCCCTGCTACGTCGTGGGCATCCTGCGCTCGGGGATCTACGACGCCAGCCTGCCGGCCGTCAAGGTCGGTCAGTAAGCCAGTAACCAGTTCTCAGTAGACACGGAATGCCGGGGTTGGCCGCGAGCCTCCCCGGCATTTCTATTTCCCCTCAAGTGGAGACCACAAGTCACAATGAAGAAGACGTACCTCGCGGTCGCCCTGGCCGCGATTTGCTCACTGCCAGTCACCGCTGCTACTCACAAGCCGCTAGTCGAGCGGTTGACTCAAGTGCTCGACGGCGAGACGACTCCGGTCCTCGATAACGACTATCTCTTGATGTTGAACGAGGATAGCTACCTTTGGCCCGGAGGCCCGTTGGTCGGGCGGGACAAGCCCGGGACGGCCAACTATCAGGCCATGGCGTGGTCCACCGAATATGTCCGCGTATGGCGCGGCGGAGCGCTGCCGGCCTGGATTCCCGCGGATCGCCGCAATGCCTATCAGATGTTCTGGCGGCGCAAGGTGCTTTCCTATCTCGTGTGGGAGAGAACGAACGGAATCATGCGGGGCGAAATGCTCTGCGCCGATCCTCATCACAACTTCCACCTCGCTTCTGTGATGCTGATTCGGATTGGAGCATTGGAGTTCAAGCACCAGGACGTGATCGACGCCACGAGTCAGTATTTCCGCGACCTGTTCGCCGTCTACTCCGCGGTCGCAACGCCGAACGGACAGATCTGTAGCGCTGGCGCTCGCGTACAGGGGCTTCCCTGCACGGAGGTGGGGACGATGGTCTACCGCCTCGTGAAGCGGCTGCCGCAGCTAGGTCCGGCCGCGAAGCCGGGTATCTGGGGGGATAACTTTTACGCCGCAGCTCGCGGCGCCCAGATGCTTTTGCGCGCGGGCGACGACCTCGGCGGCGCAGCCAAGATGAAGCCCGCGGACCTCGCGAAGGTGAAGCTCGCCTACCCCCTTCGAGTGAAGCGATACAGCGACCGGGTGGAGACGGAGATCATCGCGAATCCCGAAACCTTCACTTTCTACCTGCATGAACAGTTTGCGACGTACACCAGTCTCAAGTTCACCACTGAGTGGAACGTCGGCAGGATCTTCAACTCGGGTGGCCTGACGTTCATTCGCGGCTTCCAGTTCCCCGAACCGGGCGAAGGCCCGGAGCGTCCGTTGTCTGTCATTACGTCGAAGTAAATCGCAAAAGGAGAAGAGTGTCTTGAGAATGAATGCCGGTATTAGCGGGGAAGTGAAGGGCGGAGTCCCGATCACTCCCTTGTCGGACAATGTTCAAAACTACATCCTCAGCCTGGGGGCAGCTCGCACCATCGTCCGCCCGAACGGATGCAGGACCGTGATCCTGACCGCCATGGTCGCCGACGCCTGGGTGCGCAACGCTTCGGTCGGCGCCGCCACTGTTCCCGAGGAGGACTTCTCGCCGGACGGCAACGGGGAGATCGGTCAGATCGGCCTGCCGAAGGGGGCCACCCGAGTCCTCAGCGTGGACCGGGACCTCTCCGCCACCGGCGACTCCACGCTTCTCGTCGCGGAGTGGTTTGAGTGAGGCTCAGCCTCTCCCCCTTCATCTCAAGTCAGGCTGACGACGGCCCAACCATTCGGATATTGTCTCGGGACACGTTCACCAGCGCGAACGGAACCGCGCTGCTCAGTCACTCGCCGGATAAGGGGCCGGCGTGGTCGCAAAGCTCGGGAGGAACTGCGGGTTTTACGATTCAAAGCTACAGCCTCAGCCGGACTGATCCGGTGATCCGTCACGCCTTCATGGATGTCGGCTCGGCCGACGTGAAATTGAGCGTCAACGTCACTCACGTCGAGAATCTAATCGGGCTTCTGATCCGCAGGTCGGACAACAGTCATTATTGGGAAGTCTTTTACGACTTCGCGAACAGCGGCTGGCAAATGTCCTTAGTAAACGGCGGTCCCGATACGTTCAAGGGACCTCTGCTTCCCGGCAGCACGGGGACCGTGACGCTCGAAGCAAAGGGCAACGTCATCACTGCGACGGGACCGCTGGGACACCAGCACACCGAGGTAAGCAGCGCTCTCTTGACGAACCCTCAAGTCGGCATCATCGTGAACGGATTCGGCGGCATCGCATCCACTGTTGACGACTGGCTTGTGACGGCAACGTAGGCAAACGCAAAAAAGGCCGGTATCCGGGAGTTACCCTGGATACCGGCCTTTTTTGTTATCGCTCGATCTGTCGCTTAGTCGTCGCGGTCGGTGAGGAAGATCTTGGCGGCCTCATCATCCTCATCGACGCCCGACTCCAGAAGGAAGCGGCGGACGGCACCGAAGGAGTGATGCTCGTCCTCGCCTATATCGAACGGATTGTAGGTCATGTCGAATTCGAGGTAGGACTCCGGATCGTCATCCTCGAAGTCGCCGTACTCGCCGGAGTCGAGAAGATCCTCCACGTAATCCCAGGTCACGCTGTCGAAGTCATCGAAGTAAAACTCGTGCATTGCTGTCTTCAACCTCCTTGTCTCTTGTTAATCGGTTATCGTTTCAGCTTCAGGTCGATGGCCGGCTTGCGACTGATTTCGACCAGGGCGTATTCCACGGCCTGCCAGTCCTCCGGGACCTCCTCGGGCCGGAACAGGGCGAGGTGAGCCATGAGGTTCCGCAGCGAGGCCCAGAGCTTGCCCAGCCGCGACCAGCGGAAGGAGCACACGGCGTATGAACCCCCCTGCGAGTAGAGACCGTCCGCGCGCTGGATCTTGTAGACCTTCTCTCTGCCGGCGTAGACCTCGGCCTCTCTGGTGGTGTAGACGATTGGAATCCGCCCTTTGGCGGCGACATGGCCTTCCGGCAGGAGGAAGCGGAACACCACCGTGTGGCCGAAGTCCTCGACGCTGGCATCGACCAGTCGGCTTCCCTCGGGCAGGCCAGCCTCTACGATCCGAGCCCTGGTAGCCGCCCCCGTTGCGAAGAAGTGCTCGAAGATCACCCCCGAGAACTCCACCTCCTGAATCCTCTCGCCCGGGATCTCGCTCATTAGACGAGCACCGGGTTAAAGCGGAGATGATCGGCGATCATCTCCATCGCGCTTACAATCCATTTCTTGACCAAACGCCCTCCTGTGGTTAAGTGGTTATTCATGCCGCCCCGCCGGACGGAGGTCGCCGCGGGGTTCCCTTCATTGCGGCGACAACCGGCATAGTCTTTCTGTAGCGCTCGAAATAGGAGAGGTTTCCTTCTCTCCGTTCCCTCGCCACCTTCAAGGCGGCTTCGCGCTCACTTCCCGAAGGGAACCGGTAAAGCCCGTCAGGCATTTTGTCTTTGCCCTCCTATATGGTCTCGACACCCTGAATTCTACGGATCACCCCTGGCTGCGTCTCGGGTATTTCTCAGAACTGAAACGGAAAAACCCGACCCCTGTGCCGCGTACTGCGGGCGAGGGTGGCCGGGTTTTTCCGAGTACGAGCCTGAGAGGCCCTTGTTCGATGTGCTATACGTCTCGCAAAAGCGGTGACTGAAAGAAGGCTTTGATGGCCGGAGGAGGAAGCGGCGGATCAGTCCTCCATGCCCGCTCGAATGTCACGTCGTGTCTCCGGAGCCGGTGATATTCGACCTGTACCCATGAGCACCACTGCTCGTGCAGATCGAGCCTTTGCCCAGGGTCGTCCGCCTGGGCGAGGTGTCCTCCGTCGTAGCGGAAGACGGCCACGGGCACCCGCATGAAGGGGAGATCGATTTCTCGCGCCGCGCCGCCGAGATCGTCTCCGGCCTGAATCATCTCTCGGGCCAGCCTCGCGGCTGTGTACCGCACGTCATCCCACAAGATTCCCACGGGCTGCTCGATTCCCAGCAGCTCGCGGAGAATTAGCGAGCCGACAACCGTATGGGGGGTCTTGCCTGACATGGCCCCCACCATGAATACGTCCCCCTCGGGCGTCATACCGGCCTTCCAGGTCGCCGCGACCTTTCTCAGCCACCAGGAGGCGAGGTCGTAAACTTCCTTGTGGCCGAATTCCTTAGCTCCCTTTTGGATCGAAAGCACGGCCGACACCCAGAGGTTGATATGGGGGTCTGGGCACAACTGCTCATTCCTTCCGGCCAGAGACATGAAGCCGTTTTTCTTTTGGTCGCGAAAGAAGTAGAGCACCTTTTCCATCGACCAGTCGGTGAGCTTGGGATGCCCCAGGTGAAGCCATGCTGGACTTGCCCCGCCCCTGTGGGATCTCACGTACTCCGCTGCCCACGCCGCCGCGCGGAAGCTTACGGGGACGGTAGATGTTCCTCCGAATTCCTTGCAGTCAAGCAGGAGGCTCGGCTCGGCCGGCGGATCGATCAATTCTCCCGCGGCAAGAGGAGCGAGCCGTTGAATTAGCTCAAGTCCACCGTTCAACTAGTTCACCTCCTCTTTCTTCTGGTCAACGCCCTCCAGGCCGAGGCGTCGAATCTCAAGCTTGTTGACGTTGTATTGCGCTACGCCTGCGAGATCCGCCCCCAGCTCGGCCGCGATCATCGCAAGGTACCAGAGGGCGTCTCCGGCCTCTTCGAGGATCTTGGATCGCCTCTCCGGAGTGATGTCGCCCCCGTCATCGCGCATTGCATTCTTTACTTCGCCGGCCGTCTCGCCAGCTTCGGAAGTGAGACCGAGCATCAAGTAGCCGAGCCCGCTCAAGGTGCCAAGGCCGGGATACCTTGCGAATCGCCGAGCGAGCTTCTGGTATTCAGACAGATCCATCTTCCTCCCTGTCTCCGGCCCACGGTCTCAGGGCCGAGATGTCATAAACCGTTAACGGGTTATGGTTGACTGATACGATGCAGTATCCTTCGCCTGCATCCCGATGCACGACTCGATAGATTGAATCGAGCGCATAAACAAAATGCCCGGCATGCACCTCGGTCCAGTCCGCGTACCGGGCCCCGGCGTGGCTCGGAAAAGGGATCACTACCTCCGAGTCATCAAATAGGGACCTAGTTAAAGTGCAGACCTTTCCATTGCATGCCGGGCATCCGGTCACAGCAACGCCTCCTTTCCTAGAAGAGCGCAGCGTAGTCGTTGTAAGAGGAGGGCATGACATTCGTCAGGTCGAAGATTGTGATCTGCACTCCGGTATCACCGGTCGTCAGCTCTTTCTCCTTCGCGACCTTGACGACTCTCGAATCCTCGATAAGAACTCCGGCAACCTTGAGGCTGTCGAGAATCGATCGTTCGAGTTTGTCGATGTCCGGCTTCGTGTCAGCCCAGACCCTCTTCTTCGGGGCGCTTGTTGGGCGCGGCATCAGGAACACCAGCTCGACACCTACGGGGCAGTCGAGCGCAGCTCTGCCATTCCAGGCTTCCTTTGCCGCCTGGGTTACCGTCGCCCTCCACACCTTGTGTTTCTTCCGTCCCGTGCTTGAGCCGCCTTCGATGACCCTGGCAGCTCCGCCGATAGTTACCGCTGTCTTTGAGCCCTGCGGTGCCGGTACGCCTTTGACGAACAGGGCTAACGCAGGGACTCCGCTGAGTCCATTCACCGGGTTGGAGTGGGGCCGCTCCCCGCGGAGCGGCAACCCTCTCTCGTCCTCTTGCTTGTGGGGTGGCCCTTAGTTGGCCTGGGGCTCGGCCGCGGCGGTGTCGGCCTTCTTGGCGCGCTTGGGGGCCGCGCCCGGCATCTTCTGGACGAAGAGGATGCCGCTCTCGCTCTCGGGGTCCTGCTGAGCCCGCGCGCGGAGATGGTACTCGGCGCCGCCCTCTTCCTTGCCCATGGTCCGGACGGGGATCACGGCGCGCTCCGCGGCCTTGAGGCTGGGGAGCGTCCAGGACTTCCACTCGCCGAACGGGGAGTCCATCGCCACGACGAGGATCTCCTCCAGGAGCCCGTCATACTTGCTGCTCCGCGTCTTAGTGACGGGAGCGGCCAGGGTGGCGCCGCGAGTGAAGGTGACGGGGGCGGGGGCGGCGGTCGTGACGTTGCCGGTCTGTTCCATTGTCTGTATAGTCTCCCTTGCTCTTCATTTTGCCGGCAAACCACCATGGCCCGCCGGTCCCATCTGTTCCCGCCGAGAGCTGCATCCCTCGGCGCTTTTCGTGTGGGTGAAGAGTAGGGCAGGAAACCCCGTCCGGCAAGGCGTTTGTCTCGTTTTTGACACGCTTCCTTTGCTTCAGCAGAGACTGCCGAGAAAGAGGTCTAGACCTTCCGGAATGTCGATGCCTCCCGTGGCAGCTAAGTAGGTAAGGATCACCAGAAGCCAGCGGCGAACCTCTATGCCCAGGGTTTCCTCAATCGCTACTGCTAGTCTTAGGTCTGGCTCTTGCCCGCGAATGACGCGGAAGAGCTTGGGCTTGTTGGTTCGCAATCTCCGTGAGGCCCGCTCCAGGCTCCACCCCCTGGCCTCGATTGCTCTTTCCAATTCTGTGCGAACGTCGGGGAATGCTGGTCGGGCAACTGCGGGGTGCGACACCTGCGGTACCTCCTTCTGGGTGAGTCGGAAACTACGAACAACAAACAGGAAAGTTTCACAATGCATTCCACTATGCAAGCCCGAAAGCATCGAAGAGTAATTCAGTACAGAGCGTGCGTTTCCTTCGTAAAAAAGGACGGAAAGAGGGCAGCGGAAGAGTGGCCGGTTATGGCCTTCGATCATCAATCTGCAACGAATATGGCGTTTCACTACGCTATTCAAGTTCTGAGGCTGACAGACTTCGAGCTAACCGTTATCGGCTCTTGACTGAAGTCGGGCAGCGCCGGTATAACCCGCCCCTTCGTACCGAACCCTCGGCGACGCTGGTATTCCGCCATGCTTCGGCACTGAGGGGATTGGAGGTAGTTACCCTATGAAGTTGAGTCTCAAGCTCGCAGCTTTCCTGGCGCTCATCATTTGTGGCGCGGCATCCGCTCAGGATTACTCCTACACCGAGCTGCTCGGGAAGGTGGTCGGCCTGTCCAACGTGGTTGAGTACAACACGCGCACGGGTGTCACGACTTACAAGGAGGTCACGGTGTCCGTTCGGGTCCGGTACCGCGGCGAGGACCACACGATTACCGTGGACTGCCCCACCGACTCGCCGTCGCAGGCCCTCCGCAACCTCTGTCTCGACGCCTCGACGCTGCTCCTCTACTGCCCTACCCAGGTCGCGACCTCTACCTGCTTTCCTGATCCGGTGACGGGCATCTGCAAGCTCTTCCGGAGCGAGGCTTGCAGCTCGGGCAAGGGGATGTGTGTCAAGGCTTGGGGCTATCCCAGGGTCGTAGCCGGGCAGCACCGGACGATGTTGGACTACTTGCTTACGCAGTCGCAGGCAAACTGCACGCCTTGACCCGGCGTCATCTATAATGGCCGGCTGTCGGCCAGCCTGCCGGTGGCCGTGGATTGAAGCGTTGAAGCTAGTGCAAAGGCGGTGAACCCGCCCTTCTTTTCTTACCAGGAGGTAGAGTGCTGGTCGCGTCACACTCACGGCACACCGCGAGGGGAACTCTGGGGGGTAGTCCGGGGCTCCTGGGAGCAGTGGACGCCTCCGGGCGGCAGGGGAGGCTGTGCTATCCTGTGCCCAGGAGTGCTCTGGGTGACCCCCGGCCTGAGACTGTAAATCTGCCGGGCTTCGCCCTACGGAGGTTCGAATCCTCCCGCCTCCACCATTTCCTTCCTGTACGCGGGCGTTCGATCAGCGGGAGTAACTCAGGGGTAGAGTCACAGCCTTCCAAGCTGTTGGTCGCGGGTTCGAATCCCGTCTCCCGCTCCATCACTTTCCTACGTAACCCTACGCAAGTATAGCACTTAAGCCCTGCGGGCGCTCGACTTGCGCTACGCAAGCCTACGCCGTTTTCCGCCCGTTTGCTATCCTCTGTGCTGACCCTGTGCTGACCCGAGAGCGATCCGGTCAGCAGCCGGGTCAGCACGGGCGCCGACCGCCCGGCACCTGAAAGGGGAGGCACCATGCCCGAGATCCTCAAGAAAAGCCGGCTCGACAAACTGGCGGCCGAAGCGCGAGTCCATCCCGAACGCTCCCGGCTGGTCTACGACTCGGCGATTCCGGGTTTCTTTGCGCGCCTCCGGGGCGGGCGCCTGTCGTTTGGCTTCGGGTACCGCTTCCACGGCAAGGAGCGCCGCATGGTGCTGGGGGAATACGGCCCTCTCACGATCGATCAGGCCCGCGACTTGGTAGGTCCTCTCTACGCCACGGCGCGAGCCGGGGGAGACCCCCTCGCCGAGCGACAGGCCCACCGCGAGCGGCGCGCGACGTTTGGAGACGTGGCGGCGGCCTACCTTGAAGACCTGGAGGAGCGCGCCGCTACAGGTGCGAAACGGGGCCGGCGATCCACTCTCGCCGAGTTTCGGGGTTTGCTGAATCGTCACGTGCTTCCGCGTCTCGGCTCCAAAGAAATCGCGGCGCTCGACCTGGAGGATGTCGAGGCGATCCATCGCGCTCTCTGGAAGACGCCCGCGACGGCCAATCGAGCCCTCACCACCCTCTCCGCCGTGCTCGGATTTGCGGAGCGTCGCCAGCTCCGGCCGATCGGCTCCAATCCCTGCAAGCTGGTGTCTCGCCTCAAGGAAAGCCCGAAAGCTTCCCGGTTCTCCCTTGACGAGCTGCGCAAGCTCGGCGCGGCCCTCCAGGAGGCGGAGGCCGCTGGCGAGATCACCCCGGAGTTTGCTTTGGCGTTTAAGCTGCTGGCCCTCACCGGCTGGCGGCGGTCTGAGCTGCTGGCGCATGCGCTCAAGGATCGTCGCCCGGACGGCGGTGGCGGTCTGCGTTGGGCGGACATCGACCTCGCGGCCCGGGTGGCGCTCCTGCGCGATGCGAAGTCCGGGGACCGATACACACCCCTCGCGGCGCCGGTCGTGGCCCTCTTGGCGGCGGCCCGCCCTACAGACGCGGCCCCAGACGCGCCGGTCTGCTCGGGCCGGCGGCCGGGGTTGCCTCTCGCCAATCCGGAAAAGCCATGGGCCGCCCTCTTGGCGCGAGCCGAGCTGCAACCCCGGGGCTTGCATTCTCTGCGCCGGACGGTCGGCAGCGTAGCGGGAGACCTGGGACTCGGGGAGTACCTGATTGGCGCGCTGCTCGGGCACTCCCGCGCGGGAGTCACCGGGCGATACGTAATCCCCGCACAGGACCCGGTGCGCGAGGTGGCGGAACGTGTTGCCGCGATCATCGCGGAGGCCCTCCAGCTCGACTCTCGCGACCTCGCCAAGGTGCTACCCATGACGAGCCGCGAGGCCGGAGAGGGCGCGAAGTGATCGAGGATGATGGCATGAGCGGCCGTCTCTACCGTGCTATCAAGCATTTCCCCTGGAGGAAAGGCGGGAATCCCACGCCAGACGGTGGGTGGGAGGGCGGCGAATCTGTCGCCTACGAGCCCGGCGATACCGTCCACATGGAGGACCAGGATTTGGAGAGCATGTACCTCTATGTAGAAGCGCTCGACGACGCTGGCCGCGCCGCGCTGGAAGCGGTCCGCGCTAAGAAGGGATTCCGTTTTACAGCCGTTGCCGATATTTCTTCGGAGGACGCCGAGTTTCTCGCCCGCGCCCTGCGGCGGGAGGACTGGCCGGAGGAGAGGTTTGAGCGAACCTATGCGACCCTCCGCGACGGCACCACGCAAGTGGTCTCCACTGGCCCAGCAAAGCCCCTGCCGGGCGTGATCTACGGCGACGACGGCCTACCCGACACGTGGGCGACGGCACGCCAGCGCGAGCGGCGGGAGTTGGAGAGCAAACTCGCCCGGATTCGTACGGGCGGGAGCCTGGGAGGGCGTCAGGGCGGCGAGACGAAGCGAGACAAGACTGCCCGCCCCAATGAGGCTCTACTGGCGGCCGTGCAAGCGCACCAAGCAAAGCACCCAAACCACGGAGGCCCCGCCATCGCTGCGGCACTCGTAGACCAGCACGGCAAGATTCGCGACCACGCCGACCCCCGATGTCGCGAGAAGGCAATCGAGGCCCTCCGGAAGCGCATAGCACGCCTGGAAAAGTCGCTGGACACGTAGGGGCCGAATGTCCAGCGGCACCTGCTGATATCGTGCGCATGAGCACGAAAACCAGAGAAGAATCCGCCGCCCCACAAGCGACCGCCGTACTAGACACTCGCGCCGCTGCCGACTTTCTGGGCGTGTCTCCCAGAACTCTAGCCCGCATTTCTCACAAAGGGTCCGTGACCGGCGGTTTCGAGGCTAAAAATCTCGGAAGGTGA